GATAAAAAGCTTCAGTTTCCAACCACACGAAGTGCAGACAATCCTAATAACAGGGTAGTTTATACGATTCACATTTTTGCAGACTTTTACTTAGATGTTAATATTATAGAAAATCCAAGTAATTACCCTAAAAAACATTAAAAACGACCTTAAAATCAACCTAAATTGAATAGTAAACGCATAATTTACACGCTAGCTTTCCAATTTAGAACTATAAATGAGAACTAATTTTTATAACTGGCATTATAACCAATAAATAACATAAATTTTATAAAATCTGAAAACACTGTAAATCAACATATTAATAAAATAAGACTAACATAATATGCAAGATAATAGCAAATTATGTACATTTGTTTCAAGATATTACCAAATAAAACCTTTTTTAACCAATGCAAGAAGCACCAATCGCATCAAGAGTATTAAAAACAACGTTGATAAATTGGCGCGAGCTTCAATTCATTCAGCAAGAAAACTTCAAAGAATGGGTTAACAACGGCTCTGAAAAGCTAATCGAATCCATTTTAAAATATCAGTTTATAGATCCGTTTAAGGTTTGGGAACACCAAGGTATTATTTACTGCTTAGATGGCAGACATCGTTTTTTAGATTTAGAAAAAGTAATTGAAACAGGCAAAGAAGTGCCGGAACTATTGCCAGCAACTTTTATCGATTGCAAAAACATGAAAGAAGCAGCAGAATTGGTGTTGGTATATTCATCTGCTTACGCAAAAATAACCCAGCAGGGATTGTTAGACTTTGTAAATAACTTCCAATTAGACTTTCCAGATTTACAATCCATTATGAATATTCAGGATTTTGATGTAATTGAATTTGAAGGCCTTTTAAATAAGGGTGAAAACAATAGCGAACCTATCATTCCTTCATCACTAAAAGACAGTTTCATCTTTCCACCGTTTTCAATTTTAGACACGCGTTCAGGAGTTTGGCAAGAGCGAAAGCGTAAATGGTTGTCGCTTGGGTTTAATTCTCAAGAAACAAGAGAAGATGTCGAGTTGATTGCAAAAAGCGGACAAAGCACCGCTATTTACGAACTGCGCAATAAAATGCGTGAAAGTTTAGGACGTGATCCTGAATGGGATGAGATTTTAGAATACGCAAAGAAAAAAGGAATGCACGTTTATGAAGGTGCTAGTATTTTTGATCCTGTTTTATGCGAGTTGTCATACAAATGGTTTTGCCCTGAAGGTGGTCGTATTTTAGACCCGTTTGCTGGCGGTTCCGTTCGTGGAATTGTTGCAGGTGTTTTAGGTTATAAATACAAAGGAATCGATTTACGTTTGGACCAGGTAGAAGCCAACCGAAAACAAGCGGAACTTTTACAAATTAGAGGTGTTGATTGGTTTGATGGAGATAGTAATGAGGTTTTAGATAAGATATTTGTTGATGAAGTTGACTTTGTTTACAGCTGTCCGCCTTATGCTTATTTAGAAAAATACAGCGATGATCCAAAGGATTTATCAAATATGACCTATGAAGATTTTAAAACAGCTTATTTCAGCATCGTTAAAAAATCTATTGAGCAACTAAAAGATGACCGTTTTGCTTGTTTTGTTGTAGGTGATGTTCGCGATAAAAACGGCTTTTACATCAACTTTGTGAGTGATACTATTAAAGCTTTTGAAGAAGCTGGAGCAAAGTATTACAATGAAATTATTTTAGTAAACGTAGTTGGTAGTTTAGCCATTAGAGTAAGACGACAATTTAACAATGGAAGAAAAGTTGGTAAAATGCATCAAAATGTATTGGTATTCTACAAAGGAGATCCAAAGAAAATAAAAGATAATTATCCCGAGTTAAACTTAGGTGAAGACTTGGAAGAGTTGAATAATCAACCCAATATTGCTCTGTTATAATGACGTAAAAATATGTTACTAAAAAAAGACTACAAAGTTGGACAAGCATTTACCTACACAAAAGATATTTTGTTTAAAGGTAGTATCGAGGTTACAACCAACGTAGTTGCAATACAAGGAAATAAAATCCTGATGCAAAATGGTGATGTGTTTTATGCTTTATAGCAGGTTTTATGCTGTATTTTCTGTTCTCGGTAACGCGAGAACCTTTTGAGACTGTTTTGAACCTTAATCAAAACTCCTGAAAAGATTAACGGTGACTTCGGTCACCGTACCGGTTGAATGAAAGTTTTTATTACTTTTATGCCAAGTAATATTAAATATTTGAAAATGGCAGAAACTAATTATTTAATTCTAATAGAAATGAGAGATACTATTGTAAAATATTTAGAAGAAGAAAAAGGTATTTTTGAAGCTGCTTTAAAAGCTTATGACCCTCAAGCTATTCAAGATTCAGACAATGAAATTAGACAAATGCGAGAAAAGGAAGCTATCAAACTTCGCGATAGAATTACAGAGCTAAGTCGACATATTTCAGTGATCAAATACATGTTCCCAAGTAATTAAAAGCACTATGGCTGGAAGCAGGTCCACAAAATTAGAAACCGAAAAAAGAGTGTTCACCATTCAAGGTTGGATTATCTCTGGTGTGCCTGACTATTTGATATTAAAAAACTGTGAGCAACAATTTGATGTAAAGCGCAGACAAGCCAAAAATCTTTTAAAAAAAGCGTATGAATCCTGGCACAAAGAAGAAGAATCATCTATTGCGCAAAAAAGAGCTTTAAGGATTGCAGAATTAAAACAAGATGCACGATCATTAAAAGAATCGTACAAAGGCACTCCACAAGGTTTGGCGGTAATAAATCGCATTAAAAAGGAAATAAATAAATTAGAGGGCTTGTATCCAGATCGAGTAACGGTGTTAAAAGGCGATAAAGAAAGTCCGTTGATTCTTACTAACAGCACAGATTCAGAAGAAAGAGAAAAACGTATTGCACAGTTAGTAGCTAAAGCGTTGAAAAAATAGTTAAATTTTTTTATAACTATAATAACATATTTTACAAAATAATAATAAAATATGTTATTTTTGATGTATTATGAAGCAATTCAATTGGTTCTTTATGTTATTAATCGGGATGATTAGTTTCACGGTCATGGCAAATACTACAGCCACACCGGAACCGAAGCAAAAAACAGAAGTAGTCCAGCAATTCAGTGCTGTAACTAATGATGTAATTGTAGTAGCTGATTTTCAGTTAGCATCTTTAATTATCGATGCAAATGATGTTCAATGTAATTTGTATTTTGTTGATAAAGAGGATGCGAGAGTATTCTCGAAAAGTGGTTTGAATGCCGTGTTAGTAGGTTCTAATCAAAACACAGTCAAGAAACATTATCGGCAAAAGTTAAAGGATAATTATAATTTACATTTTACACAAAACTCACTAAAACTTTATAAATCAATTAGAGCTGATTGTTAAAGAATATAATTTATACAAAAAGCCATTTTTTTAATGGCTTTTTTAAATGGGGAAGTAGCTCAGCGATACACACAAACAATGGTTCTTGCAGTGTAATTAGTGTCAAAGGTTAGAGCGCCAATTTTGGAAGGTCAGCGGTTCGAATCCGTTCTTCTCCACAAAAATAATAATAAACTCAATGTACTAAAAACTAAACAAAATGGAAGAAAGAAGACAAATTACGCTAGATGAATTAATAAAAGTCATCAGAAATAAATCAGAATTGACCGATAATTTTGAGGTTAAATCAAGTACAGTTCTATATGATGAGTTAGGTCTTGACTCGCTAGATGTTGTTGAATTAGTAATGGAAGTGGAATATGAATTTAATGTACAGGTAAACGATCAAAATATTGAAAGAGTACGTACCGTAGGAGAATTATTGAGTGGTATTAACAAGTAGTTAACTTAACTATTATGATACAAATAAAAAACGGTAAAGTATATATAGAAATTGAAGGTGAACTTAGAGAAACATCAAACCCTGAGTTAATCGGTTTAGCAGTTCTCGATTTTGCAGAAAATGAATTAAATGATCTAGAAATATCTTTAAAAAGTTACATCGATGATTAAACAACTTCAATTGTTAAAGAGAAAAATAACTGTTAGAATGCAGTTTCTAATTAGAAAAAGAAACCAAAAAAGACAGGTAAAAGCTGTTATTAAGAAATACAAGCTCAATGATCCAATAGAACGGCAAAAAATTGTTGATCAATTTTATTTAATACAGCATAAAAAACGTGCTTTTGGTCGTAAAAAAAAACTGCATATTGAAGAAAAAGTACGCTTTATGATTCATCATAAATTAATAAAAATAGTTTAATAAGTTGCTCACTGATGCTGAAATAATAGAATTAGAAACTCTTTTAAAAGAAAGAGATATAGACTTGTTTCGCAGTCAATTAAAAAATATTGATGCAATTACGAATCCTAACTATAAATTTCTATTTAATGCAATCAACGAGCAACAATATAACCGTTATGATGAACTAATAGGTGGTTTTAGAGGTTGTGCCTTAGAGGGTTCCTCTCGTTCCGGGAAAACGTGGGCTGGCGTAGATATTATTATTTGGCTTTGTTTATTCGTAGAAACTAAATGTACCATCAATATTTACAGAGAAACTTACAATGAGTTTAAAACAACCTTATACGATGATTTTAAAAGGCGTTTGGATGATTATGGATTACCTAATAAATTTCATAATGCAGAAGAAATAAAGAGTTTCAAAATAAATGGTAGTACTATTTATTTCTTAGGTGATGGGAAGCATGGTGGTGGTTGTGATTATGCGTTCTTTAATGAAATAATGTTTATTAAGCAATCTGTTTTTGATCACGTTGAGATGCGTTGTCGTAAGTTTTGGTGGTCAGATTACAACCCAAGTGTTACAGAACATTGGTTTTTTGATAAAGTACTTAACAGACCTGATGTTGGGTTTTTAAGAACCACTTTCTTAGACAATCCGTTTATAAGTCCGCAAGAAAAAAACAAAATACTTTCTTACGAACCATGGAAGCCTGGTTCCTACATCATCAAAGACAGTGTTATCCATTGTTATAATAAAGCCACAAACAAAGTAGAGCCAATAAGTAAAACAAACTATCCGCCTCCACATCCTACAAACATCAATAATGGTACTGCCGATGAGTTTATGTGGAAAGTGTACGGACTTGGTTTACGTGGTGCCATGAAAGGTGTGGTGTTCCAGCATGTAGAATGGATTGATGAGTTTCCAGATTTGGCCCACATTTACACCAATGACTTTGGATTTACAACAGATCCGAACAGCTTAAATAAATATGCAGAAGATGCGTATAATATTTATATAGAACCGTTGATTTATGCACCTATTGAAACATCAGATGAATTAATTGAAGTATTAAAAGCTGTTGGAGTAAAGCCAAATAAATCAGACTTTGATTTAGGTGATTTAATTATATGTGATAGTTCAGACAAATACACAGGAGAAAACAAAGGAACGGTTGAAATGGTGAAAGCTTTAAATAAAGGCGGTTGGAACACTAAAAAAGTAAGCAAAACAAAAAGTGTTATGTTTCATTTACTGTCAATGAAAAGTAAAAAAATACACATTGTTAAAAATCATTTATATCCTCAAGTTAAAAAAGAGCAGGAAAATTATCGATTAAAAGAAATAAACGGTATCGCCATAAACCAGCCTATCGATGACTGGAATCACTTTTGGGATTCTTCAAGATACGGACACATGGCCTACAACAATCAACCGCAAATTCACACAACAACTAAATCACTCTCCCAAATGGGAATTAATTACTAAAAATCATGGACGAATTATTAAAACTACTAGAATTAGAACCTGAAAAAGCTATTAAAACTTTTTTAACTTCAAAAAAAGACAGTGCTAAAATAGAAAAGCACATCAAAGAATACAAAGTGTTAGATCGCACCATTAGACAGTCGCAAGTGGGTCTTATTCAAAAAGACAAGCAAGTTGGCGAAGGTGAGAAATCTAAAACAGTGAAAGCAATTAGAGCAATTGTACCATTTCAAAAAAAGATTGTAAACACAGCATGTGCTTTTGAAGTTGGGCAACCGGTAACCTTATCAATTGAAAAACCAAATGATTTATTTCAAAAGGTATTATCACTTTGGGATGAAAATAGAATTGATGATAAAATTCAAAAGGCTAAAATTGTTCAAAAAAGCCAAACAGAAGTTGCTATTCAGTTTTATATCAAAGATGTGGTAACTATTGAAAATACAAAGGTAAAAGACATTAAACTAAAACTTTTAACCAATGAAAACGGATCAATGGCTCCTTATTTTGATGATGATGGAGATATGGCAGCTTTCACCTGGTCTTTTACAACAAAAGATGGCGATAAAACCGTTAAACATACCTGGATTTGGACCAATGAATTGTGTTATAAATGTAGCGATGTATCAGGATCATTTGCCTTAATTGATAAATTACCACATGGATTTAGCAAAATTCCTATCGTATATCTATCTCAAGACGAACCAGAGTGGTATGATGTACAAAGTTTGATAGATCGTTATGAAACGGCTTTATCAAAATTAGGTGCAAGTAATGATTATTCCGGTTATCCTTTATTAAAATTATATGGTGAAGTAACCAATTTGCCGGATAGAAATGATGATGGAAAAACATTAAAGTTTCCAATGAAAGAAGTCGATGCAGACAGTGGAAAAACGATACATGGCGATGCAGAATTCTTAACCAATAGCAACGCTCCGGAAAGTGTTAAATTGGAAATAGAACTATTAGAAGCTGCAATTTATTCTATATCCTGTACTCCAAACTTATCATTTGATAACTTAAAAGGAAGTATAGGAGGCCTTTCGGGTGTTGCTTTAGAATTATTATTTTTAGATCCTAGAATAAAAGCCGCCATGAATGAGGGTGATAACAGAACAATGGTTCAGCGAATTATTAAAGTATTGATCTCTGGAATTGCAAAAACCACAGAAACAAAACTAGCTAGCCAAGTTAAAGACACGCTTATTAAAGTGGAATTCAATTCTATTTTACCAAATGATTTAAAAGAAGCAATTGAAAATATAGCAAAAGCAAGAACTGCAGGGGTTATGAGTTTAAAAACAGCTGTTGAATATCTAGATATGACAGGGAATGCGGTTAATGAGATTACTGAAATTGAAAAGGAAGCTAAGTCTAAAACTAAAACAGAGACACCTGTAACTGTTTAAGATTTAAGTTAACCAAACCACTCATAAAACGGGTGGTTTTTTTGTGTTAAAATTCCTTATTTAGAATGATTCTAAATAAGAAATAATTTATTACATTTGTTAAAAGTTATAAATCAATAATTTAATTAAATTTCTTATGGCAGTAAAACCAGAAATCATTAAGGCTAGACTTAAGGCATTATTTCCTAAGGCTAACTTATCTCAAAAAAGGTTAGACGCAATTGCGGATAAACTTGCTAAAAAACCAGCTGACGATGCAGACGATGCTGCAATTGATGTAGTAATCAATGATTTTAACGATGTTATAAGCATCGAAGAAATTGCTAAGGACGATGATAGAGCAAGAACTCTTGAAGCGGACAATAAGGCAAAAACAGAGTTGTTAGCAAAAAATGTTGGTAAAAAAGAGGATGAAGAAGAGGAAGACCCATCTAAAAAGAAAAATGATGACGATGCTCCAGCGTGGGCAAAAGCATTGTTAGAAAAGGTTGATAATCTTGAAAAAGGTAAGGTTACAGAAACCAAAATCCAAACAGCCACTAAGCTTTTTGGAAGTTCTGAAATTTTAAAAGGGATGAAACCGGAGTTGCAAGAACAATGGATTAAACGTGTTGACACGAATTCTGAAACACCTATTGAGGATCAAGTAAAAGCCCTTGAAACCGAATATACAGAAATCAGACAATCTGTTGCAGATCAAACGCAATATTCAGGCGGAGTACCTTATAGAACTAAAGGCGGAGACGAACCTAGTGCCGAAGATATTAAATTAATTGTTGACGAGTTAGTTTAAAAAGTTAATTAATATTTAATCAATTATGTCAGGTATAACCGGAAATTTAGACAATACCAAGGAAACCGTTGACACTAGTAATGATAGCATTGTTGTTATCCAAAACCTAGAGACAATTCCTGGTGGTAAAACATTAGATGTAGCAGCTGTAGCAGCTGACGTTAATGTTATTAAAGCTGGACATATAATCATCGAAGAAACATCATCAGGAAATTTAAAACCGATGCCAGTCTCTGGAGCTGATTATGCAGCATTGCCAGCATCACATACCTATAAAGGTGTGTTAGTTTCGAGCATTTTAAAAACAAAACCATTTGCAGCTATTTTAGTTCGTGGTACTGTTAATAAGGTGGCTTCTCCTTACGCTGTTCCTGCAGGAGCAATAACAGCATTACCATTAATCAGATTTACAAAAGACTAATAAGTTATGGAACAATCGTTATTTGTACAGTTCGCAGCTTTTTTTAAAGCAATAGCAAAAGACTTAGTAGAAAGAGTTAATGGTAAAAAAACACCTTTAACCTATTTACATAAAGAAATGTTGACAAAAGAATTGTCAACCGACCTTAAATGGCAAACCTTAAACGTTGACGGATCAGTTGTTTCAGCTGATGTTGTGGCAATGGATTCTGCTTTACCATTGAAAAAAAGAGATTCATTCGGAACCGCTTCTGGCGATATTCCAAAGTTAGGAATGAAATTATCTTTAAATGAAAAAACAATGTCTGATATTGACGTGCTTCAAGCAAGAAACGTTGAAACTAAGATATTGGTTGGTAAGATTTTCGCAGATACTACTAAATCTCTTTTAGGTATCTATGAAAAATTAGAGTTTATGTTCTTACAAGGATTATCTACAGGTTTAACACTTGTTGATGATGATACGAATGTTGGTTCAGGAATTAGAGTAAACTACGGTTATCCGGCAGCCAATAAATTTGGTGCTGTTAAACCTTGGTCAGATTCGACCTCTAAACCAATTGACGACATTAAACGTATCATTAAACAAGCTAAATCTAAAGGAAATGTATTATCCGTATTAATGATGGATGAAGCTACCTTCGATAATTTAGCAATGAATCAACAAACACGTGAGCAATATGCGTTTAGTCAAAATTTTGTAGGATCACAAATTCCTGTACCAGATATTGATCAAGTAAATACCATGTTACAAAAACGTTATAAACTATCAATAATTATTGTTGATAGAACTGTTGTAACAGAGCGTGATGGTGTAAGAACTATTCAAACACCTTGGGCAGCAAATACCGTTGTGTTCTTACAAAACACTAAAGTTGGTAAGTTAGTTTATGGTATTTTGGCAGAGGAAACACGTCCAAATAAATCAGTTATGTATGAAAAAGCAGATGGATTTATTTTGTTGAAAAAATGGCATCAATCAGAACCATTTGCAGAATTCACCTCTTCTCAAGCTTTAGCATTGCCGGTTATCAGTAATGTTGATAGTATCTATTTATTAGACACAGAAGAAGCTGCTGTTGATGCTCAAACAGAGGGTGATGCTAATTTTGATTATGAAGGAACTAGCTACACTAAGCAATCTGTTGTAGATGCGCTTAAATTAGCCAAACCAACTTCTAAATTAACCATCGCTTCAACTGATGCTAAATTGTTAGATGCTATTAACGCATTGTCAGAAGAGCAAATCTTAGTATTTGAAGCTAACATTGTAGAAGCGGTATAATAGATGTATTCGGAAGAAAGCATATCATCTTTAATTAACAGAATAGGCTGGGAAGTGCCTTTAGATTCTGATAGCTCAATTATTCTCGATACCGAAAATAAAACAGCAGATTCAGGTCGAAAAGTAAACGCATTTCACCAGCTGGCTTCTGTTGAAAATATCTATGCAGCAGTTGCAGAAGTAGATATGGATATGGCAGACTTCAATAAATTCCTGGCTTCTATTAGAGAGCAATCTGTAAGAGAAGTATTAACGGTAATTTTCGATCAACATCATTTATACATTGATACAACGGATTACTCTAGTATAATAGCTAAAAAGGTAAAATTATTTGATAGTGCTATTGGCTACACTATTGCGGTTAAAATATTAGAATTGTTTGTTTCTTCTAACCGTAAGAATTTCATAGAACGTAATGCTTCCTTATCATTTCAAACATTAAAAATTGAATTGTATGGAGCTAAGAATGACAACGGTCATTTTATTGCAAAAGGCATTACTTATGAAAAAAATGAAGCTATTAAAAAAGCGCAAAAAATACTTTTTCCAGATCCTGTATTAATTGACGGAACACCACTTTGGTAAAATTATGAATCATATACTCACAAATCCTAAAGGCATTGATGCTGTTATTCAAAAAATACAAATGTATCTTTTTGATAATTTAAATTGGGGTGAAATAGAAGTGTATGGTCGTGTTTACAAGAATCAGTCAAAAGACAAAAAGGATGTTCCAGAGGCTTATATAGGAAAGAATGAGTATAAAGATGTTCTTATAAATGACACTAAAAACGGTTCTATCTTTTTTATTGAAGGACCAAAACACAACTCAAAAGAGGGTATAAGATTTACAAATACTGTTAAAATAGTGTTTATGTTAAATCTTCAAAAAATATATCCTGAGAGTGTTCATAGAGCAGATATGGAAGCTCAGATGAAAGCAATAGAGTTGATCAGGAAAAAAACGTGGTTTTCATTTGAAAAAATGGAAAAAGGAATTAAGGAATCATTAGATGATTTTTACACAGAAAACCTAAAAGGATATGATGAACATCCTTTTCATGTGTTTTCAATAAGTGGAGAAATTACGTATAACGTTAGTTGTTTAACAAATTAATTAAAAATATTATGTCAAAAACATATATAGACATTTGCAGCGGAGCGGCGAATCCGCAGAAAAATACAGGTTACAGAGATAACTGTATTGAATCAAAATTACTTATTCCTGTTTTATCAAATGGGTTTGAGTTTCCTTCTGTTACTGCTTTTAAAACAGTAGCCGATTGGAGAGCTGCTATTGCAGCTAAAAGCATTGTGCCATTGTTCCCGGTTTACGAATTAGCTGATGCATCAACCGAAGATACAAAGTTTGAGAGCGGAAACTTCTCAAAAGTAACTTCAAAAGGAGTTGAAAAAATCACATTCGAGTGTTATTTAAGTGTTGCTGCTTATGCTGCATTAAAATCATACCAGGAATTAGGAAACTACGGTGAATTATTTGAATTCAACGAAGATGCTGATTACTCAGGTATTTATGCCGTTGATGGTGTAAAAGTAAAAGGTCGAAAAATAAAAGAATTGACCGTTACCAGAATTCGCGCCACAAAAGATAAAGTTCCTTATGTAAAAGGTTCTATCACTTTTGCTGATAAAGATGATGTTTTAAGTGCTGTAATCGTTAAAAGCGATTTAGAAGAAGGGCATTTAGAAGGAATCTTTGATGTTGGTTTACAACAAGTAAGTGCTTCTGCTACATCTATAAAATTCACTGCTAAAGCTGGTAACTCATTTGTTACTTCTCTAGAAGATGGTGATTTTGAGGTTAAAGATCTTGCAGGAGCTGTTCAAGCTGTATCATTTGTTGCTCCAGGTGTTGATAATACCTATGAATTAACTGGAACTGGTTTTGCAACCGGATTTACCGTTAGTGTAAAAGGAATTGTGGTTCAAACTACCATTATGTATGAAGGACCAACACCGCTTTCAATTACCGTTACGTAATGAAAAAAACGTATAAAGGGATAACTTTCGCAGAGGGCTATAACAAGTCCTTTGCGGATTTTAAAGAAGAGTTTAGCTCAACTCATGTCTTTAAAAATATGCATCCTAAAGATCGAGAGCAGGAACTTAAAAAAGCTTATAAAATAGCTACAGATGGCAACACTTCAAGAACAGTTGAACAAAGCAAAAAAGCTAGATCAGAATCGGTTAAAAAAGGACCTTTATAAGTTTATAAGAAGTATTGAAAAAGAGATAATAGAACTTGAGAAAAAAAGGATTTCAGAGGACAGTGAGGATATATTTGGAAAACCAATAGGATTTTATTCTAAGGCAACTGAAGAAATATCTGGTGGTAAAAAAGAATGGGGAACTCCTTTTACAGGTATTGATACTGGAAACTGGTTAAAAGGTTTCTATATGCAAGAAGTCTCAGGAGTGTTACGGTTTAGATCAACAGATCCAAAAACAAACGATATTCTAAGTAGTAAACATTGGTTGTCTGACAAACTCTTTGGATTGCGTGATAAAGACTTAAAAGAGGTGATAGCAACGAGGTTATTGCCTTTTTTTATTGAAAATAGCAGAAAATTACTCGATATATGATTTACAATTCACTTGATATAATTCCTTACAAACTCTTCTTAAAAATAGAAGAGCATGGTTCGTTTTGGCTATTAAATAGCGATGTTAAAAAAGAAGGTGATTGTTCGCCTGAAAATTTAGTAAAGTATGCTACTATTTGGGCAGAATTATACAATGAACATCTAGAAAAAAACCAAACCACTGAGGCTAAGAAAATATTTAAACTTTCAAAAAATATTGATGAATTACTAGCTTTAAATAAGGTGGTATTAATGAGCTGTGAAGTCTTAAAATATGATTTTAATCAGGAAATATACGATGTGCTTATTGAGAAAGGGTACAAAATATCACTCGAAAGTACTGATAAATATTATGCTGATTTAGAAAAAATTGAAAATGAAGCGAATGCGTATGTAGTAAAAGCAGAATTATATCAAAATATGTTGCCGGAGCCAAAAGAACAAGGTAAAAGTGAGTATAATATAGATGATATAATGGCTAGTTATTCATCAATATTAGGATTTGATATTGGCGATTACAATACGGTTTCCTATTTAAAATATTACGCTTTTCAAAAGCAAGTAAACGCAAAAATTAACTCAATTAAGAAACAAAATACTACTAATAATGGCAAACTCTGATGGTGTAATCACTCGTAAACAGGTTATTGAAGATGAAGCTCTTAATTGGGGTGCTGAATATCAAAAACAAGTTCAATTAGCAATTGATAAAAATAAGGAATTTTCTAAAGGTGTTATTGAATTAAATAACATTGCAAAACTTATAAAAAACTCGACTAACAATACTGAATACATAAAAGCTAAAACGCAAGAAATTGAAATTAGTAAGACACAAAGTGTTGTTTGGCGTGAACAAATTCAGTTAGAAAATCAATTAATTAGTGCTATTAAAAAGAAACAATTAATTTCAGAGGGCACTAGTAGAGCTTTAATAAAAGAACGTGTAGAGTTACAAGAAACTGCTAAAGCATTAAAATCGGAAGCTCGTGAGCGTTTAGGATTGGTAAGCTCTTATGAAAGATTAAACACTCAACGCAACAAAGCACAACAAACTTTAGCAAATTTACTAAGTGCTGAAAAAGTAAATATCAATCAAGTAAAGATTGCGCAAGTTGAATATGATAAACTAGATGCGCGTGTAAAAGCGGTTGATGCAGCTACTAAAAATTATTCTAAAAACATTGGTAATTATAGCAGTGCTTTTCAAGGGTTAAATCAAACAGCTAGAGACTTAGTGTCTACTTTCGGATTATTAACCGGTGTTGATTTATTTGGGCAAATAGTAAAAGACATTTTTTCAACTATTAAAGATTTTGACCGCCAATTAATTGCCGTTGGAAAAACAACTAACATTTCTGGTCAGGATTTAAAAGATTTTGGAAAAGAAGTTGTTGATTTGGGCGACAAATTAAATGGAGTTTCTGTAGCAGGTCTTTTAAAATCATCTGAAGTAGCAGGACAATTGGGTGTTAAAGGAACTGAAAATATATTGCGATTTTCTACAGCTATTGAGAAATTAAAGCTAACATCGGATATTATTTCAAATGAACAAGTTCAGGATTTTGCGAAATTTATTGAAGTTTCTCAAGATAGTTTTGAAAATGCAGACCGTTTAGCATCTGTAATCACGCAGTTAGGTAATAATTTTGCTACAACTGAAGCTCAGGTATTAGAAAACTCAACAGAAATACAAAAGGGAGTATCTATTTACAATGCATCTGCTGAAAGTGTTTTAGGTTTGGGAGCAGCAACATCTTCTTTGGGTTCAGAAGCTGAATCATCTAGAAGTGCTATTCAAACTGCTTTTAAAGTAATTGATAAAGCTATTTCAACAGGTGCAAATCTTGAGCAAGTATTAAAACTTACTGGATTAACGCAAAAAGAACTATCAGAACAATTCAATAAAGATGCTTCTGGAGTTTTTGTAAAATTCGTTGGTGGTCTCTCAAAAGCAAAAGAAGAAGGTCAAAATCTAAATAATATTTTAGATGATGTTAATATTACCGAAAAAAGAGCCACAACCGTTATTGGTGCTTTAGCAGCCAACTATACTATTTTAACAGATTCAGTTGCTCAAGCTACATTAGAGTACCAGGAAAACTTAGCTTTAAACAGAGAGGTAGAAGCTGCCTCTGAAAGTATATCCTCTATTATAGGTGATGTAAAAGACAAGTGGGATGCGTATATTTTATCTACTGATCAAGCAAATGGTGGAACACAAAAAATAGCTAATTCTTTAAAGTATTTAAGAGATAATTTAGGAAGTATAATTGAAAATTTTATAAAATTTGGTAGTGTTTTATTGGCATATTTTGGAATTATGAAGCTTATGAGTTTTATAACTTCTTCCTATACTGCCTTAAAAACAGCTGCTGCAGCTGCTGAATTAAGTTTTGCATTAGCTACTGGTATTGGTAGAACATCTGTTTTAGCACAAGCAACAGCCGTTAGAGCTGCAACAGTTGCTCAAACCGGATTAAATACGGCTATGACTGCAACGCCTTGGGGTGTGGTTTTAGCTTTATTAGCAGCGGTGGTTGTTGCTTATAAAGTTTTTAACAGTGAACTATCAGAAAATGAAGCAATACAAAATAGAATTAATACCAATACTGATAAAACTAAAAAAGTATTAGAAGAAACTGCTAAAAATAATGAGGAGTTTTACAATAAAAACATCAAACAAATAGAAAATGAGTTTGAGCTTAAAAGAAAAAAACAAGGCGAATCTAAGGAATTAGATAAGCAAGAAATTGCTGCAAAGAAAAAAGTGTTGGATAATTTCATTGAAACAAATCAGATGATTATTAAAGCTAATAATGAATTATTAGAAAACACTAAAAACACTTCTGCAGAGAAAATAAAGGTATTAGAAAATGAAATTGCAGAATTAGAACGAATAGAAAAAGCTAGTGGAGGTAGCGTTGGTATTGTTGTAGCTAAAGATAGAGCGCAAAAGAAACTAAGCAATCTAAAAGTAAATACTGAAAATGAAAAAAATAATTTAACACTTTCCAATAATCTGCTTTTAGCAGAGAATAAAAAGTATAGAGATTTAGCATCAGAATTAGAACATCAAAACAACCTAAAAGATGCTGAAACACAAAGAGATGAAGATGAGAAAAAAAGAAAAGCATTTTTAGCAGCTCAAAAGAAATTGAGAAAAGAACTGTATGATGCACAAAAGAAAGCGGATGATGATGCTTTTAAATTATCACAATTCAGACTTCAAAGAGAAATTGATTTAAACAATAAAATTGTTGAAGATGAAAAATCAACCTTAGATGAAAAATTAGATGCGCTGGAAGTGGCCAATCAAAAGATGCTTCAAAAACATAAAGAAGGATTAGAAAATGAATTGAAGCAATTAGGAAAATACGATGAGGATTCAGGAAAATTTGTTCGTCAGCTTTCAGATATTGAAATAGCAGAATTTATTAAAACAGGTGAACTCAAGAAAAAATTAACTGCAGAGCAACAATTATTGTATGAAAAATACCAGGAAGCATTAACCGGTATTGCTATCACAGAAGAAAAAAAGCGTCAGGCAATAATTGATAATGAATTAAATGTTCTTCAGAAAAGAATAGATGCTGAATTACAAACAAAAGACAATAATTTAAACAAAGATTTAGTTGCAGAGAACAATACCTATGTTAATGAATTAGATGCTGCTAAAGGTAATTTTGAGTTAATTGAGAAAGCAAGAGAAGACCATGAAAAGCGTGTTTTAGCCATTCAAAAGAAGTATGCTATTGATGGTTTAAATTTTCAAATATCAAAAATTGAAGATTTACTGGCTAATCAAGATAAGTTACCTGAAAAAGAACGTATATCAGCTGAAAAAATAGCAAAATATACCGCTGATTTATTCCGTTTTAAAAAGGAAGTTTCTGATCTTGAAACAGAAAATTATGCTGAAAATATTTTTACTAAAGAATACTTAGAAAAAGAATTCAGCGAAAGAGTTAAAGATTTAGCATTTCAATTAAAAGATGCGTTGGTTGATTTTACCAATACTATTTTTGATGCTAGAATCCAGCGAATAGATGATGATATTCAACGAAGTGAAGAATACTACAATAAGCAATTAGAACTAGCTGGTGATGATCAGATACAAAAAGACTTAATTGCAAATGAAGCAGAAAAACAGCGTGAAAAATTAGAAGCTAAAAAGCGCAAGGAACAACAAAAGCAGGCAATCTTTAATAAAATAGCCAATTTAGCTACTATTGTAGCGCAAACTGCATTGGCTTCTATTACAGCATTGGGTCCTCCGCCTTATGGTTTAGGTCCTATTTTTGGTCCTGCTTTATTGCCATACATTATTGGTATTGGAGCCGTACAAGCAGCAACGGTATTAGCGCAGCCAATTCCGAAATACAAACATGGTAGAAAAGGCGGAAAAGAAGA